TGCTGCGATGAAACCAACCGCAGTCCCTGGGCGTGATTTTCTATTTACAATCGCGCAAAACTATCCGGAAGATCCGGAAGAGAAGGATATGGCAATCCATCGTAAATTTTTACATGATCTCGCAGAAGCATATCCATTCGCAAAGTTACAGCGTGAGTTTCATGCGTATATAACAGATCACGAACCTGATCTATCGTCTCGGAAAGCTTATACGCATTGGATGTATGGTCTTTTGAAACAACTGTCGTCTAGCATTAGAGCAAAGATGCCTAGTTACAAAGGCTATTCACACAGGGCAGCGTATTACAAGAGCGGTTGCTCGAAGAAGACGTACCATGGAAAAACCTGCCGAAAATTGGCAGGTGGAGGAAGAACGAAAAACAGAGATCATCGGAAAACTTACCGAGTTTCACACGCGACGCTTTTGTAGTGCTTCTTGAGCGCGAATATGTTTGGACGAATAGACCTGTTTTTTGTCCTTTGCCGATTTCTTGGATTCGCGTCGAGTCTTTGGTTGTGTGTCCATTGTTACAATACTTCACACTCTCTTTGAACCCCTTTTCCTTTTCTGACCCTCTGGAGGTGTAGGATTTTCATTCACCTCTGGAACTTCACCAGGAGAGTTGACCGCAGGAACGGAAGTGGGTTCTTCTTCATTTCCACCACGGTGACGACGTATCTTCTTCTGACGACGTCTCCGGGTGGTTTTCTGCCTCCGAGTTCCACCTTTTTTAGTCTTAGGTTCTTGAGTATAGATACGAGGTTTCCAGAGTTCCGACATTGTTTCTAGAAGAGACTTTAGTGCTTACGACCGCCAGACAATGGCATAGGCGAGAGACCACCGCCACGACGAGTCTTCTTTGCCGACTTCTTCTTGTAGGTCTTCTTGGCGAGCTTCATTGCCTTGCCCAGAGAGAGACCCTTGTGAGCACGCATGGTCTTCTTGAGGTGAGTCATCCAGGGACTACGCTTACCACCTGCCATCGAAGATTCATCAACAGTTGTATCCATATCGGCCATTTTATTCTTACACGCGAGAAACTTTAGGAACGAATCCGGGGGGATCGCGGGCGAATAAATTCCACTGAGACCCAAACGCGAGAGGAGTGTTTGGATTGGCGGTAATTGTCTTTAGTTCTGGTTCTGGGGCAACTAAAACAATATGGTCCTGAGTATACCGCATCAGCTCTGCTTGATCGCGTGGATGAAGGGCTTGTTGATACGACAATCTACGCAAAGACGTATCAGACCAGGATAAATTCAAAAGAGGTTCGAGTGCACTTCCCAAGACATTTCCACCAGAGACCACGATCAATTTATTCGCAAGATCATCGATGAGAGCATCATGAATGTCGCGATCAGGAATTAGATGCTTGCGTGTAATCGTTGTCAGATGTTCTGCAACTTTATTGATGGTTACACTTTTATCCGTGCGAAGAACGATAGATAAAATCATTGGATCTTTGGATGGAAAGGCATCGTTTACAAGATCAATACAGACCTGTTCAAAGGAAACGTTATCTTCTGAAAAATCACGACCAGATTGTTGAGGACGCATCGCAACGACTGGTTGGTCTTGTTCGTCCGAATATACATGGACCTCCAATAAACGTATACCACGGGCAAGCGCGCTAGGAATATCTTCATAGACAGAACCAGCTGCTGTGTAATCACACAACCGTCCACGCCTAGCAAGAATAGGTTGAGACCCGCGCACAGTATCGTAGATTAAATAGACTAAAAAGGCAGCAAGAATTGCAGCAAGAAGCCACTTCATTGTTTAGTCGTCTGATTCTATTTTAGGCATTCGGAACAGAAGGTTGCGGAAAGCATTGATAACCTCATCGGGAATCCGAGTGTCCATAGGTAAATTCATAAGACACGCATAATGGAAATACAAACAATACATTCCACATTCGGAATCCTTATATTGATGCCGTGTCTTGTTGTAAGTTAACTTCATAGGATTCGTATGAATTCCTGTTTCATCCCATTGTTTCTTCCAACGTTTCATAAGAGTTTGGATTTCACGTTCGGGTGTCATGGCATAGGAATCAAAATACGTAAAGCGAGGGTGTTCTAACTCAGGACGTATATCGCAAAAGACTGCAACCCAATGTTGCCCTGGTCCATCGTGAGGATCCGTATTGATGACAATTCCAATTCGCTGTTTTCCCTTTTTGTAAAGTTCGGAGAGTTTCATGGAACAAAGTGTAGACACTAAACATTTACGAGTCTCATCTTGAAGATCAAAATCAATCGGAACTGATCCAACAAAGAAATAATCAGGAAAGAGTTCACAAAAGTTCTTCTCGATTGCATCAATATCATCCGAAGACAACCATTCATACCGATTCAATGCCCATTCTTTGGGTGCCTTTGGACGTTTCAGCAAGGATGCTATAATACATTCAGCTCGTCCCGTCTTACATTTCGCACGAAGGCGGTGTTGAAGTTGGTCCCATACCTTTTCACTTCCACCTTCTTTTGTTATCTCGGGTTCTTTCGGATGTTCTTTGTTGTAGACGGTGCGGAGACGTTCTACTTCGTCTTCATCAAGCCAAGACATCTCTTGTTCAAAAACGGATAGTTTAAAGTATGCGTGGAAACTACTACACAATGGAGACTCTGGCAACCCCTTTGAAGCGTTATGTAGAGATTACCAAGAAGTTGAATGAAGTCAACGCAACTGCGCGTGTTCTTCGTGAGGAACGGGGATCGGTGGAACTCGATCTTGCAGCGGCCTATGGAGAGCGTGAACTCCCTGAGAAGATTGAACTGAATCAGTCGAAGATGACGTTTGTGGTAAAGAAGCCCTTGGAATGGAAAAAGGGTTGGACCCTTTCCAAGAAGCAATTAGAAGAGTATCTGCTAGACATTCTTCCCGAGCACGGAGAAGATGTCTTTCGCGAGATTGTGACTCGGCATGAACCGAAATTGGTGGCGAAAGAATATTCATTTGATTTGAAGCCTATTTCAGAGGAATAGAGTGATTTGAGTTTGTGGGTGCCTTGAGTGCCTGTTGCATTTCTGCTAGCATCTCTTGCAGATGTAAAATCGTTTGTTGGGTTTGCTGAATACTTTTTTCCGGCAGGAATCCGTGTTGGATCCTAGTCAGGTGCGCACCAACTTCTTGGTTCACGCGTAAAGCCCGAAGTGCCAGAGTATACAAAGGTTTCACCATCAATGTATGATATGGGACAACACAATATTTTTAAGTTCAAAATACAATGGATAAACGACTCAAAACACTCGCAGAAGCAGCAGCAGGTGCCGATCCTATTTATGATGAAATGGATTCTTTGTTAAAAGAAGATTATGACGAATTTGCGAAACCACCTCCAGTCCCATATGCGAAATCATCTCCAATTCCAGCGATGAAACCATCCAAAGAAATTCAACCACAAGGCGTGAAAGGGATGGAATTGGAAAAAGAAGGTAAATTTTTAGAAAGTGTTCAGAATGAACTTACGACCATGATCGCTCATGACAAAGAATCGCAGTTGCGGGGCACCAAACAAAAAGGTATTGAATACGCGAACACATGTGCGATATACTCAATGATTGTTTTACAAAGGTATCTCGGTGTGAAATTTGATCTTCGGATGGCGATGCGGGATTTTAGTGCCGATGGAGTCAAGTTACGAACAGTTAATAATATTTTGGTTAAAACTGGATTACCATGGATAAAACACAAGTATCCAGATAATAACCCTATTCCAAAGAACTTCGTCACTGAAATACTAAACAAAGCAGCCGGTAACTTAGATTGTGGAATGGTGTTAACCCAAACTAAAGAGCATGGCGAGAATCAAATGCATCTTGTTGTATTTTACCCCGTATTAATGAGTGAAGATTATGCTGCACTTCGTATCATTGATTGTTCTGGAGAGGTTTCCAACTCACTGTTAGATCCAGACGTAAATGTTATGGAAATTCTCTTCACTTCGGCGATGCCTGCTATTATTCCTAAACAATTAAGAGGAGGCGGTAGAAGAAAAACGAAAAAGAAACAATCATCCAGCAAGAAAACACATGGCCGACGTGTATAATCCGTATAACCCAGGAAACCGGTATTTCAGTGAGCGTGATATTCACGGGATTCTGCGAAAGCATGGACTCCCTCATTACCGCATCCAGAACCAGAAAGTCTTTCAAACTGCGATGGTTCATACGACATATGTGAGAAGAACCGAGTATACAACTCCCGATGGACGCCCAGCGCAACTCGCGCCGTGTCCTTCTGGCGTGATGCCGTTACAAGATGAATCCTATGAGTGTCTGGAGTTTGAAGGAGATAGTGTTCTGGGTGTCTGTGTTGCGACCTATCTGCGTCGCAAATACCCAGAGCGAAAGCAGGGATTTCTCACTGATGCGCGCAAAGAACTTGTGAACAATGAGCGAATTGGAGAGTTATCCAAGCAAATTGGACTGAACAAGTTTTATGTAATCAGTCGGCATAACGAAGGATCGGCAGCAATTGATGGACGAAACAATACCAAGAAACTCGGAGATATCTTCGAAGCGTTTCTTGGTGCTCTTTGGACCGATTGTGGAAATCGGTTTCATATCGTATACACATTTGTAGTGACGGTATTGGAAACATATGTGGATGTAGAAGAAGCTGTTCATTCAGCTACCAATTATAAACATCTCTTTCAGAAATACTGTCAAAAAACACTTGGTTGCACTCCAACCTATGTGATGCTGTCAAACGATCCGAAAACAAATGAAATTCGCGTGGCTGTTTGTGATGGATCTGGAAACCATCTCGCATATGGTGTTGGATCTACACGCAAAAAAGCAGAACAAATGGCGTGTAGAGAAGCACTTACCGGCGTCTCGTATACCGACGATTCTTCTTAGACTTGGACTTGGTCTTCTTTCCACGACGGCGTTTGCGGCCGCCCATTGCCATCTCTTCGTCATTTGGGGCGTCTTCCTCCTTGAGTGACTTTAATAAATTTTTATATTTATCCATAAATACTTCAAGAACAATTAGATCAGCAGTCAAGTGATAATCATTTCCAAATGTAGTGCGAAGTGAATTCTCCCACGATTTTAAAGATTCATGTACAGGATTTCCGCGAATCATATCATTCAGTTTTCCCATCAACTCTCGTTTCTGTGCTTCTGTAGCACGTTTTGGGAGTGCTTCCATTAAGTTTAACATATCTGCATGAACTGCATCTGCCATTTATGAGAAACCAAGATTACTTCCTTTGGGTAGTCAAACGGCGTTTCTTAAACCGTTTCGTCGCATGTCTACGTGTCTTCTTTCCACGACGACGTTTCCGACGACCACCATCTTCCACTGCCATGTTCTGTTGTTGCCCAATCCGTCTCTCCAATTCATGTTTGAGTGTCGTGATTTCAAATGCGATATGACCTTCTTCATTTCCATCTACACCAAATGGATTGTTGAGCATGTAAAGAGTATTCTGGGCCCGCATAAAGAGTTCAAGATCAACACCTTGACCGGCATTCATAATTTGCTGACAAACTAAACGCAAGGTTTCTTTTTGTTGAGAAAGAGGGGCATTTTGTCCAAGATTCATCAACGTATCTAGCAGCGACTGATAATTCATTGTATTTACCTACGTTTTTTCTGTGTCATGAGTTTTCCTTTCCGATATCTTTTCAGAGTAACACCTCGCGTATGAAGGACAGACTTGGTGCAAATGGCAATCGCAGCAG